TTGGGATAAAAGAAAATTAAAGGATAAAGGAAAGTATGTAATTGGAGATATTGAGTTTTTTAATGTGTTCAATCCAAGTAATGTAATTTCTGAAATCAATAAAACTGAAGGTGATACAGTCGAAGCTAAAATGACTGAATATAAAGGTCAAGTATATTGGTATTCTTTTGATGGATTTAAAACCTATCCGCTTGCTCCCTTAGATCCTGTATTGGAAGATATAAACACGGATGCAGAAGTTAAGATCGGGAAACTAAAGAACGTGAAAACAAACTTCTTGGCTGCTCAAATGGTCAAGTACCGGGGCAAGTTTGAAACCGATCAAGCAAGGGCAGAATTCTTGGAATCATTGGAGCAATTTCAAGGCAATGAAAACACGGGAAATGTAATGCTTGTTGAGGTTGAAGATTCTGAAGCTGACTTCTCAATTGCACCATTTACGATTCAAGATTTTGACAAGAAATGGGAATCAACCGAAAGAACTGTTAAGGAAAACATCATTCAGACATTAGGTCAACCACAAGTATTGCTTTCAATGACCACAGCAGGCAAATTGGGGACATCAAATGAAATTCAAGATGCAAAGACATTCTATAATGAAATAACTGCATCAGATCGTTTAATTATAGAGGAAGAATTTACGAGGTTGTTAGAAACTCCGATTACTATTATTGAATTGGATGGTCAAAATGATGTAGTTACTGCTGATGGAACTACTGCTGAACCTGTAGTAACTGAAAATGTTGCTGCAACTGCCTTGAATAGAGCGCAGATAAGTTCTTTAAATGAGATTATTGCTAATATTACTGGTCGAATTTATCCTGCTGATACAGGTAGAGCAATTATTGAAGCATCTTTTCCTTCATTAACAAAGCAACAAGTGGATCAAATTATTAATCCTTTAAATCTTTGATTTATGTTACTTATAACGGCTGAAGATATACGGGAATTTAAAACATTGAGCGTTAATATTCCTGATGAGCGAATCAATCCGTTTATTTTGGAGGCTCAAATTATGGATTTGCGAAAAGTTACAGGAAAGGATTTGTACAATAAATTAATTGAAGAAATAAGTCCTGTTAATTATCCTGAACTAAAAGAACAATACAAAGGATTTCTTTGTTATCGTGCTTATTACAGGATCTTATCTAATAATCAAGCAACAGTTACATCGAATGGTGTAGTGATGAAGTTGAATGATAACAGCGAACAATTAAATCCTGCTGCATTGGCTGTAATTCGTAATTCGGTACTAGATGGATCAAAGGTTTACGAGGAGGATTTTATTGATTTCATGAACTTACCTGCTTCGATTATAGCTTATCCAGAGTGGTTAACATCAAGTTGCTATTGCAGGCATTCAAGTCCTAATCCATCGGTTAGAATATCGGCAGCAGGAAACAAGAAAACAATTAACGATGCAGCAAACGATTTAAACAATAGAAATGGTTACTATCAGTCAAGGTGGAACAAGTACGATCATTATTGAACAGGAAGGAACTTACAGACCTTTCAGAACTGATCGAATAAGATTGGAAGCAAATGGTGATTGTATTCAAATTTTTACAACTCGTGGAACAGTCTTTGAATCTCAACCAAGATTTGACGAGGTAACAAGTCCATCATCAACAAGTGCAATAGATTTAATAAATCAGATATCAGCATGGCTATAGAAATCAATGATTTAGGTTCAACCATCAGCATTCTTAATGATGGAGAATACACGATAATAACCAAGCAAGATGCTTCTATTGCTCTGAATGGTTCAATCGTGGCTCTTATAGACTTTTCAGGTCAAAGGTATGAATACAACTTTGCTGATGTTTCAATTCCTCTAGAGGCTTCGGGTGCAGATTTAGCAGCAACTTTGAATGATTATCTTCAGACAAGTGGAGGTGGTGGTGGAAGTGTTGGTACATTGCAGCAAGTAACTAATCTTGGAAACAGTACTACCAACGACATTGAATTTGGAACTGGTAAAGGTATTTTACTTAACAATGATTCACGATTAAGAGAAGGTACAACAGATGCAGGAACAGGAGGTTCAAAAGGTATTGCTCAAATTTGCGCTGTTGGTTACGAGTTAAAATGGGAGGCAGGCAGTCAATATGTAATGGATGGAAACGGCTTACTTATTCGTGAGGTTAATCATAAATTCAATATTGCTCCAACTGTTACAAATGATGACTCTGAGGGATTCTATGTTGGCTCTCGTTGGATATTGGACGATGGAACAATTTACACTTGTACGGATGCAAGTACTGGAGCTGCTGTTTGGGCTGTTCAATTTCCTATTATTAATTTAAAAGTAAGTTTATCGGCAGCACAAATAAAAACAGCAAATTCTGTTCCTGTTAATATTGGTCTTGCCGCTAGTGGTGCAGGGTTTTATTATCGGGTCGTAAATGCTGATGTAAGAGTTGACTATAATAGCATTCAATTTACCAATACAACCTTATATTTTGGGTCACATTCAACGGGTGCATCACAGAGAGAGTTCAATCAATTAGCGGTTGCCTATGATTTATTTAAACCAACAATTGAAAGTGTTGTACTGACTTCAAGTATAGTTGAAAATGGCGTTATAAATATTTGGTCAGAAGCAGACTCCGCAGTTGGTAACTCAACCATTGACTGTTACATTTCGGTTCAGAAGGTTAAGCTATGATTACAATCGAAAACAGTACACTTCATTTAATATTAACCGAAGATTCAGAAACGACAATAATCCGAAAAGATAATTGCCGTATTTTAGTTTTTGGGGATATTGTGAGGCTAACTGATTTCGAATTTAATATTTATGAATTTGATTATTCAACAGTATCAGATCCTGCAACAGCTAAGGCAGAAGATTTAGGTGATATATTAACCGATTACTTAAATAATACATCAGGTGGTGGTGGTTCAGGAACAGTTACCTCAGTTGATTTAACGATGCCTGTTGCATTTACTGTAACAGGAAATCCAATTACAACATCAGGAACATTAGCAGTTACAGCAGCAGGAGTTGCATCTCAATATATCAGAGGCGATGGGCAGTTAGCGACATTACCTAGTAATGCATCAGGAGGAAGTGCTATTTCTTATTATTTAAATGGTGGAACTGCTGCAAGTGTTGCTACTTATTATCAAATGAGTAAGACTGCAGTTGTAGGGACAGGTGTTGATTTTTCAAAGGCTGGAAATGGTTTAATATCACAATGGCTTACAGATGTAGCAGACCCAAATAGATTAGAAATACCTGCAGGAAATTGGAACTTTGAAATGTATATGAGTGCATCTTCTGCTGGAGGTACACCTGCGTTTTATGTTGAACTATTAAAATATGATGGAGCAACTTTTACAACTATTGCCAACAGTTCAGCAGTTCCTGAAGCAATTACAAATGGTACTCTAATTGATTTATATTTAACATCGTTAGCAATACCTTACACAACTTTATTAGCAACAGATAGGTTAGCAGTTAGAATTTATATTGTGAATAGCACAGGTGGTAGAACCATTACAATGCATACACAAGATTCACATCTTTGTGAGATTATCACAAACTTTGCTGGTGGTATTGCTGCGTTGAATGGTCTTAGTGCAAACACTCAATATTTAGCAGTAGGAACAAGTGGAACTGACTTTGCTATTTCAAGTGTTACTGATACGCATACGTTCAATCTACCAACAGCATCAGCAATTAACAGAGGTGCATTAAGTTCTGCTGATTGGACTACATTTAACGGCAAAGCGCCTTTGGCAAGTCCAGCGTTTACAGGAAATCCAACTGCTACTACTCAATCAGCATTAGACAATTCAACTAAGATAGCAACAACGGCTTATGTGGATTCAACAACAGCAACATTGCCAGCAAACGATCAATTCATTTTAGCAACTCAAATATTCAGTTAATATGCCTACATATTCAAAAGTAAAACTATCAGGTTCAACAAGTGGCAGACCTATTAAAGTTGTAGCAACAGCAACGGCAGGAACTACCATTCACACAACACTTGGAACGGCATCAACTGACGAGGTTTATCTGTATGCAAATAACACCGATACAGTAACACGAACATTAACGATCCAATGGGGAGGCACAACTTCACCAGATGATTCAATCGTAGTTGGTATTGCTGCTCAGTCGGGAATTTTCTTAGTAATACCGGGATTAATTTTAGTTGATACTGGTTCGGCATTAACTATTCGGGCATTTGCTGATGTTACTAATATTATCAATATCACAGGCTACGTAAATCGAATTGTATAATGAGGATTTTAACTAGGCGAGATACGGGATTACTCACACAATGGACTTTTGGGCGAAGTATTTACCAAGATGAAACCGTTGCTTTTGTTAATGCAACGGGAATTAGTGATGCAACTACAATCAACGCAATCAACGCTTTAGTAATAGCATTAAAAGGTTACGGAATTTGGACTAAAATGAAAGCGGTATATCCTTTTGTAGGAGGAACGGCAACAACAAATAAATTTAACCTAGTAAATGCTGCCGATAGCAATTCTGCATTTAGATTGAACTTCGTTGGTGGATGGAGTTTCTCTAGCAATGGCGCATTGCCTAATGGAGTCAATTCATACGCTAACACATTCTTATCTCCTGCAACAGCCTTGTCATTAAATTCTTCGCATTTTAGTTACTATTCAAGAACTAACTCAAATGCAGCAGAGGTTGAAATGGGTGATAATGTTAATTTGCTGATGGAAATAAGAACAGTTGGTATAAGCTATTTTCGTGTTAATTCAAATACATTACTTACATTTTCCGACACAGACTCAAGAGCATTTTATTTATTAAATCGATCTGCATCTAATTTGTCTAACGCTTGGAAAAATGGAGTTTCTCAAGTCAGTAGCGCAAATGCTTCATCTTTATTAAGTCCTGCAAATATATTTTTAGCGGCATTAAATTCATTGGGAACACCTAGTGCTTTTTCAACTAAACAATGCGCTTTTGCTTCAATTGGAGATGGACTATCACTTACAGAAGCAGCTAATTTGTATACGGCTGTACAAGCATTTAACACTAGCCTCAGCAGAAATGTGTAAATTATGATAGTCTACCTTCTTACACCCGAACAAGCTGATTCACTCAAAGGAGTTGAGTTCATGCCTGATAATTTATTCAATCCAATTCAAGATGCAAATGGCAATTGGATAATTACTGAGGAAGAAGTTAGCCAAACATCAATCGAATGGGTAAAAGATTTGCCACAGATTCAATACGAGCCGATTATTTACCAACTCGAATAACTACCTTTGCATGCATGTTAGACAGATTGGCGCTATTATCAGATAATTTATTGTACTTCGTTTGTGATCCTACTTATAGAGTAATTTATTCAAACAATTTCTTTCAGAATAACATTGATATTACCATTGGCAGTAACATATTTGATTTTATAGATTCGGAGGACATTGATAAGTTCAACAAAGCTATCAACGGGAAAAGCAATAATTTCTCCATCAAGATAAAAGTCAAAGGACATAAATATGAATTATGCAGATTTACTTTTGATACTTTTATGTTTAATCACTTTCACTTCTTAGGTGTAATCATTTCAGATACTCCTCACGAAACTAGGGAAGCAAATAAGAGGATGAAAAATATTATTAAGAGTTTTAAGCATTACATGAATCATGAACTCTTATCACATCAAACAAAGGTAGAAGGTGGTTTAAAACTTCTTGGAATGGCAGAAAATGAACTGCAAAGAAAGGAAGCTGTATTGATAATTGAAAACGCATCGGCAGCGTTAAGGCTTGCTATCGTTTCGGCTAATACTAAACTATGAAAACGATTCTTTTTCTTTTTATTTCGCTGTCAATTTCGGCTCAGAAATATAGAGTTCGGGCAGTTAAGGATTCAATCTATATTCAAGATACTTTGCCGCTTGGTCATTCATTGAAAGTCTGGAGTCCTTACGTTAAGGATTTCATGCTCACACTAACCAATCCCGATGGGTACATTGTCGATGTTATGCAGCCTCACACAAATGGATGGAAAAGAAAGGAGGACATCAAAGGATGGTATTCTTATGAATTAATTTGGTTTGATTTCAGAGGTAAGAGGTCAATAAAGTCAGGAAAGGTATTTGTGTTATGAATAAATACTTAATCGGCTTGATCTTAGTTCTGTCATTTGCCTTGATCCTAATTACTCAAAAGGCATGCGATTATAAAATTGAATCAGAAAGGCATGAATCAAATGAACATGCACTTATGAATCCAACACAGGGTAGGGTTGTAAATCTTACCAAAGATCAGTTTGAAGATCGGTTAGGGTTTAAGATTGATTCTTTAAATAAGCTGCATAAAGAGCGCATAAAGCACGTTCAAGGACTTACTACCATCAAAACAAAGATAGTTCGCCAAAACGTACCAATGGAGGTAATTAGATATGATACAGTTACACGTATAAGGGAATTGACTTATTTGGATTCATGTTTTTCAGTTTCGGTGGTTGATACTACACTGTCAATACAATTCAACGACACAATCGAAATCGTAAATTACTTGGGTAAACGGTCTAAGAAATTTCTATTCATTCGTTATGGCAAACGACACGAACATGTTAAAGCCTTTTCGAAATGTGGGCAGATTGAAATCGGAAGTGTTAAGGTTGTTCAAGAGTAACAAATCAGATTGAAGTTCGTAAAATAAAGAATGAAAATAGCAATTGATATAATTAAAAAGTTTGAGGGTTGTCGTTTAGTTGCATATAAAGACATTGTTGGCGTTTGCACTATCGGATATGGTTCGACTTATTACGAGAATGGCAACAAGGTTAATTCGGGAGATGCAATAAGTCAGCAGCGTGCAGAATCATTATTATTAACCACAGTAACCAAGTTTGCATCGGAAGTGAATAAGATCGTTAAATCAACTGTAAACGATAATCAGAGATCAGCGTTGATATCATTTGCGTTTAACTTGGGAGTTGGTGCATTAAAGAAATCAACTCTACTGAAATTAGTGAACGCAAATCCAAACGATCCGCAAATTGCACATGAGTTTATGAAATGGGTAAACGCAGCAGGCAAACCATCAAATGGGTTAATCAATCGCAGGAGGGCAGAATTGCATCTTTATTTTAGCTGATCATGGCTGCAAGAAAAAAATGGTTTGAAAAATATTTAACTTGGTCAAATGCCGGGCTATTTATTATCATGCCGATCCTTTTTTATTTCGGATTTGGATTACTAACCGGGCGAATGAAATCTGAAACAGCAGCAGCAGGAATGATTACATGGTCGGGGGTTGGTACTGGTCTTGCCTTAATGATACAACAATTCAAAAAGAAACAGGATGGGGAGTGATACTGTAATATATTACGGGTGGTCGGAGAATCCTCGCCAATTTCCTGATACTATGCCTGATGGTCGGGTGTTCGTATCGCAGGAGATAATCGGATTTGATACTGTTAATTGGTATATGTGGCTTCCAATCCCGAAATCAACTATCTTTCAAGCTATGGAAATAACAACTACTCAGCATCCTGTATCTGCTCCCAAACATCACATTGAAATATATTCGCATCCTGCTCTTGCAAAGCCATTACAATGGGAACAGTCAGGGGAATTGGTATCTTACTGCGGTCTTTCGCTTGGTTTTGCGATTTGGTTGGGGTGCATATCCGCAAAACTGTTGCGCCTATCGGTCTGAATTGTGGTTAATTGGGTGGGTTTGTCGCGGCTATTAAGTAGTTAGCGGAAATGCTATAACTGCAACCAAGCGGCAATTAAGCCAAGTATTGCCATTACAATCATTGTCCATATAAAATAGATATTTGACACACCAGAAGGCTTTTTAAACCTGCTTTCACTCCGAAGCAATCCCTTATCAAAACATTCACGACATAGTGGTATGTTAGATATTTTACCACAAGAGCAAGTCATTTGCGAAGCACTATCCGCTAACAGCACATTTGCAATAGGCGGGGCTTCGTGGTTATTTGAAATTTTGTCCATTTTATTAAGTGTATTTTAAGTTGATAAATTCGTTCTTTTAATCCCGCCCATCGCAAATGTGCAAAACGTTAGGTGCAAGGCTCGTACAACGGACAAGCAACCGTTTTGCATTTAATCTTTAGCAATCCATTATCGGTTCGGTTGCTTTTACGAACACCGCAATATTGAAACACTTTACTATTGCATTGATGCCTTTGGCGGTGTTCACAGCTATTGCAAGTAAGCCCTGCACCTAACAATGGTTTTGCGTCAGGCAAGGCGAACAGCGTTGATTGAGCATTTGTGGTTAAGTCATCTTTATTCATTCTATTGAAATTTAGTGGTTAAAATCTTGCCCGAACGCAAAGCCATCGGACGTTAGCAGAAATAAAATCTACCTGCGCACATGACATTCACACATTCCATGTTGCCTATCAAAGTATATTCCGCATTTACCCTCTGTTAATTCAGGGTTCATGCATACCCATCCGCAACTATCCATAATACTACCCTCACCAAAATTTGTGTTCATCGGGTGTCTTCGCAATTCTATTTGGTTTTTGCAATTACAGCAACATGAACCATCGTGCCACCCCTGCGCACATTTTACTTCTGCTAACACAGTATTTGCGTCAGTTTGGGCAGTAGTGCCAGTTTCAACATTTGTGCTTTTATTTTCCATTTGTAGTTATATTAAAGTTTCGTTTTTCAAATCCCAAACCGAACGCAAATACTCGTCCGTTAGCTGATATGCTACAAAGACACCCAACAGAACTTTTTATTTGTAGAAACATAGGAATCACATAAATCATAAAATTCACCAAGATAACCATTGAACATACCAAGTAAGTCGCCATCAAAATCATATTCAAACCATTCTTCTTGCGTTATTTCATTATTAGAAAATGATTTACAAAATTCAAAATTGTCTTTTGATTCTTCTACTTTTTCAATTGCATTATACCATAAGTAATTTTTGTTGTAAGCATCTTCCGAATAAACACCATTGTATTCAGTGTGAACCCAAGACGGGATTTTATTGTATAACGTACCGAGTGTTTTTAATAGTAAATCGCAACCTTTTTCTATTTCAGAGTAGGATTTACCATATCCTTTTAATTCGTTTCTAAATGAAATGTCTATTTTTGTGAACCAGTTTGACATATTTTGAAATTTTAATGTTGTTTAAAAAATAATCCGAGAAAGCACATCAGCTAACATCGGTTTTGTGCAAGTGGGGCTGAATTGCTAAATTCAACAGTAGTAATTCTAATCGGCTTTTGTGCTGAATTGAAACTTTTATATTTCAAATCCCAAACTGCACATAGCGGAACCGTTAGCAGCACATCACCCTTCATAAAACTCATCACTATCATTATTTTCAATCCTTTTTCGTGATCGTTTGGAGGTCAATATCGAAATCATTGCAGCCCAAGTGATAAGTATTCCAATTACTAGCCAATCTTTCATCGTGCTTTTATTTTAAGTTGGTTCGCTTTATGGCAGTCCTTTATTGCCTTGAGCAATTCAAATGCTAATTTAGGTGTTATATTCTCTCGTCCTGTTTCGATTTGACTTATAAACGAGGCATTGGAATAGCCCATCGCATCGGCAATCTGTTGCTGTGTTACTCCTTTAAGTTTTCGCAACTTCCATATTTGAAGGGAAAAAGGTTCTTTCGATTTCATGCCGACAAAGATAAAAACATTTTCCTAATAATAACATTAGGATATATGATAAAGTTTGCCGTATCTTTGCCGAAACAAAAAAACTAAAACATGAAACCAATTGAACCAACAAACATTCAAGTATTCGCAATGGGCTTGTCAGCTATCATTGCAGGATCGTTCTTATGCTCCTTTATGTGGGCAATTATTGATTTACTAATTAAATAACAAACAACATGGAAAACACACCCGTAAAACAACAGAACACAATCAAATCATTCTTTGAGCAGGAATCTGTTAAGAATAGATTTCAAGAAATGCTTGGCAAGAAAGCAACTCCATTTCTAGCTTCAATCGTTCAGATTACAGCTAACAATTCGATGTTAAAGAATGCCGATCCAATCAGTATTTACAATTCAGCATTAATGGCTGCAACTTTAGATTTGCCGATCAATCAGAACTTAGGATTCGCATACATTGTACCTTATGGCAAGGCGGCTCAGTTTCAAATTGGATGGAAAGGAATGGTTCAACTTGCTCAAAGATCAGGTCAGTACACAGCAATCAACGTGATTGAGGTCTATGAGAATCAATTTGAATCCTTTAATACGCTAACGGAAGAAATGAAAGCAGATTTTTCAATACCGGGCGAGGGCAAGGTAGTTGGTTATGTAGCTTATTTTAGATTGATTAACGGATTTGAAAAGACTAGCTTCTGGACAATCGACAAAGTAACCAAACATGGCAAAAAATATTCTAAGTCATTCAACGGTAGTTCATCCCCGTGGCAATCTTCATTCGATGAAATGGCAAAGAAGACTGTTCTGAAATCAACTTTGTCAAAGTGGGGTATTCTGTCAATCGAAATGCAAACGGCTGTGAGAGTTGACCAGGCGGTTATTAAAGATGACTTGGGAAACGAGGTTGAATATATTGATCACGAGGAAATGAAACCCGATCCAAAGATTGAGCGCATGAAAGCCTTGATTGAATCAGCAACCTCAACTATTGAACTTGATGGGTATTCTGCTGATGTTCCTGCCGAATTGCAAGAGGAATTTCAAGATAAGTACATGAGTTTATTAGATGCGAAATGATGGACTTCAGCAAAGTATTATTCAGATGTAGTTCACTAGGTAAATTAATGACAGAGCCTCGGAGTAAATCTGAGGTTCTTTCCTCAACCTGTATAGATGAACTAATTAAGGTGTACGCAAAGGTCAAGTATGGCAGAAGTAGAGATATCACTTCTAAGTACTTGGAGAAAGGTATTGCGATGGAAGAGGAAGCAATCACATTGTATTCTAAATTCAAACGGGATTATTTTGTGAACAATAAAGCAAGGATGAGCAATGACTTCATTACGGGCGAATGGGACATCTTAAAGAGCGAGGTTGTAACAGACACAAAATGCAGTTGGGATCTGATCACGTTCTTAAAGGCTTCCAAAGGTGAGATCAACAAAGACTATTTCTATCAATTGCATGGCTACATGGCATTGACTGGGGCTAAATCTGCGGTTGTTGCCTATTGTTTGGTCAACACTCCTGAGAATCTCGTTCAATCTGAGATAAAATCAACTTGGTATAAGATGGATTGCCCTGACGAAAACTCTGATGAATGGCAAAATGTGGTGCAAGAAATCCAAATGCTCGGAAAATACGACGATATTCCAGTTAGTGAACGTGTATTTGAGTTCGAAATTCAGCAAGATGAGGC